CTGGTAATAAAATTTTTACACAAAACAATTCCTCGCAACAAATAAATCCAATCGTAGATTCATCAAGCCAAATTACTGCAATTACACCTCAGGCTAATTCAACACAAGCTGCAGTAATAAGTCAACCCGTCAATATTTCTTTTGTCGTATCTAAACCCACAATGGTAATTCAATCTTCGCAAAATACTAATCAATCTGTTTCGACAGAAACAAATATCTCAACTTATCAATTAAAAAATAATTTGGAAGCTTCTTCTTTATCCGTGGAAAATATTGTTGAACCCATTATTCAAAATAATACAAACATTAAAATAGATGAACCAATTATTCACAAAAATTTTACTATACAAACTAACGAAATTATAATACCCACTGTAAATAATCAAGTAGATAAGGCTATTATTCAAAATAATACAAACATTAAAATAGATGAACCAATTATTCACAAAAATTTTACTATACAAACTAACGAAATTATAATACCCACTGTAAATAATCAAGTAGATAAGGCTACTATTCAACAGAATAAAAATACTGTAGAACAGCCTATATCACAAGAAAATGTAGTACCTGTGGTAGCATTAGAAATAAAAGCAAAAGATGTTTCTATAGAAACGCCTGTCAGCACAAAAAATAATTTTACAGAAAAAGCTAATCCATTGAATGAAATTATTAATTCTAAAACTATTAATATGGTCGAACAAAAACAAGATACAAAAACAACATCGGTTAAATCTAATGTACAAGACAACGATGCTGCAGCAGGTATTTCTATTGCCAATATTGCTAAATCTCCCATAGGATTTAATTCTTACATGGTATCATTATCTGATGCCAATTTTTATGCCCCCAAAGAGATATACAGAAATCAAAAAACTGTGGACAATGTGCGAGCACTAAGGCAATTATCAAGCGACAGGCTTCATCAGGAAATGATCGATCAACAATACAAGAGATAACATGGAAAACTACAATTATTTGCCATTGTTTCACGTTATATTATTTGTAATTGGTTTAATGATTCTGGCAGCTTCTACCGGTAAAAAAGAAAAATAGGAGTTAAAATGACCGAAGAAATCAAAGACGTCAATAAAAAAATTGACGATGCCGAAGCAGCAGTTAAAAAGTATGCTAGCAAAGATACAGTTATTAGTATAGGTGGTTACGAATTTACGCCAGCTAAACTCATGGTAGCCTTTACATTAGTATCATCAATTTTAGGCGGACTTTATGGCGCATTTGAAGTATATAAAGATTATATTGGCATGAAAAAGAAGATAGCGGAATATGTAACACCCGACCTCTCAGAGTTCGATAAAAGATTAAGTGTTCAAGAAGAGGGCACTGTTAAGGCTCAAAAGTCTATTGAAGAAAGTGTGGATAAAACAGCGGAATATACAAAAGACATTAAAAATGATTTAAAGAATGATTTGCGTAGATTAGAAAAAGTGGTTGAAGAGGTAGAACGTGCCAATAAGCAACAAGCAAGAGAAATTGATAAAGCAATTGGCGAAGCGAAGGCTGAAATTCGTGCCGCACAAAAACAAGTTGACACTGCTGCAAATCAGCTAAATAAAGATGTTGCGTCTGCTACCTCTCAATTAAACAAAGATGTTACAGCTGCTATTAAAAATACTGAACAACAATTGAGAGCACAAGATCGTGAAGTGGATCAAAAATTAAAAAGTCTCGAAAAGAAAATGGATGAAAATTTAAAGAAAGCTTTGGACAATCCGTTGGCAAACAAATGATATATGATTTTTGGGTAAGAATGTGGTTAAACTGCTTATATTTGCCCTATTATATATTGGCAAACATTCAATCACCCAAGAAGACCTGCCCTTGACAAACATTTTTGATCGTGTTATTATGAGTGTTCAATGATGAAAAGGAAAGATAATGGCTCGTGCTCGTATGATTGTGGATACAGAACCAAAAATTATAGGCGAACTATCACAATCTGAACTTACCTCAATTTTATCGTGGTATTCGCAAAACAAGGATCGCAAAGATTCTTTGAAATTTGCGGCAGACTATTTAAGAAAACACCACAAAATAACTGCCGCCTTTACACTTAAATCTAAAGGCTCGACGTTTGGTTTTATTTGCCGTATACTCACAAACGGCGGCATCTTACCAACCGAAAATCAACTTTGGTTTGAAAAAGAAATCGAAGAAATCAAACAAGATGTTTTGTCTGAAAAACCTGTACAAGTTTCTGACAAAGTTGTGGTCAATATTCAAGAGAGAGTCCGTGAAAAAGCCTCAGATTGTATTGGTGAACTTGAAGGCTTAATAGATGATTTAATTCTTTCTAATTTTAAGGCCAATAGTTCTCCGTATGGTACCTTCCATCGTTTTGCTTTGAAGGGCGCCCATGTCAAGTATGTTGTAGACCATTTCAAGGCCAAAAGACAAGAATTTGATTTAGTTTTAGACACCGACGATAAAGATATAAAAGAAGGTTATTCTAATTTTTCTAAGTCACAATTAAAAAAATTAATTGCATATTGCGACCAAATAATACTAGATTGTGGTAAAATCAGTGAAGACTCGGTTAAAAGTCGAAAGCCAAGAAAGCGCAAAACAAAAACACCTGAACAGATTGTATCAAAAGTTAAAGTGTGTGAAGAATTTAAAGAATTAAATTTAAAATCAATTGATGTAAAATCTATTTTAGGAGCTACGCAACTGTGGGTATACAACACAAAGTATCGCAAAGTAGGTCTCTATCAAGCCGAAGACGCTGGTGGTTTTACAGTCAAAGGGACAACGATTTTAAACTTCAACGAGAGCAAATCTATACAGAAGAAACTGAGAAAACCCGAAGTCTCATTACCACAGATACTAAGCGGCGGCAAAGTATTTCTTCGTAATTTTATGGATAGTGTTCGTGCTGTCGAAACACCACTGAATGGTCGATTGAATCAAGATATTATTTTATTGAAAGTTACAAAATGACAATTTACTATAACGATGAACGTGATTATTCTGAAATCATTGAGGGTTGGATTCGTGAATTTATGTGGTCAATGAATGAGGACGAAGACCTTTTTCCTGGTTACGATGATAGTTATAAACCGGCCGGTGTAAAAATTATCTTTGACGGTTTTGGAGATAAAGAGTGGGAAGATGAAAATGGTGAGTATCAATATGAAGAAGGCGGCAATAAAGAAATGAAATCTTTTGCTGTGTTCATTCATAAAAATTCATTAACTGAAGAATTTCCGCCACATGAGACAACACCTTGGGCTCTCATTCATCGACCAAAAGAAGAGGTTTGTATTTGGGTTTGGTATGATGAAAATGCCGATGAAGTTGAAGTGATACCTTTTGAAGACAACAACTCTACCGAATTAGACCACAAATTTATTACCGACTTGATTTTTGCAATTCATAAAAGAGACACCCACAAATAAAATTGCCGCAAGGCCTATATAAAAGTGTTATACTGAGAAAAATATGTTACTTTTTGACTACCAACAAATCGCAATTTCCAATCTGATGGAACAGATTGGTTCTTCTAAAACTCCTGTGGATGAAAACTTAGTTCGCCACATGATTTTGAACACCATTCGTACTTATGTAAAGAAATTTAAAGAAACCCACGGACCCGAAATCATTATTGCTTGCGATAATCGTAATTATTGGCGACGCGATTATTTTCCACACTATAAAGCCGGCCGAAAAAAAGCTCGTGCTGCCTCTGGTCATGACTGGTCATCTATCTTTGAATCACTAAATAAGATTCGTGAAGAGCTAAAAGAAAGTTCTCCATATAAAGTAATGGATGTTGAGGGCGCCGAAGCTGATGATATTATTGGCACACTTGTTCAAAAGTATTCTGCTACAGAAAAAATTTTGATTCTTTCAAGTGATAAAGATTTTGCACAACTTCAGCGTTATTCAAATGTCGAACAGTTTTCACCAATTTTGAAGAAGTACATTAAAGAACCACTTCCTTTGATACAACTAAAACAACTAATTATCCGAGGCGATAAGAGTGATGGGATTCCTAACATTCTTTCTTCTGATGATATTTTTGTGGTGGGTGGTCGACAGAAACCTATAACAGAATCCAAAATCATTAAATGGATCAATCAAGAACCTAAAGAGTTTTGTAATGAGGAAATGATGCGTAATTTCAATCGTAATGAATTAATGATTGATCTTACAAAAGTGCCCATTACATTGAAAGAAAAAATACTAAATACTTATGACAACTCTAAAGGTAAAACGAAACAGGAATTCGTGGACTACATGATAGCCAATCGTTTGAAAAACCTTATTGAAGTGGTGCATGAATTTTAATTGAGAAACATATGTCAGCAGAAAAACTATATTCTGAAATTTTCGAAGAGTTTGATAAGGTTACAACAAAACAAGAACGAATTAACATACTAAGAAAATACGATCATCCAAGGTTTCGTTTGTTTCTTACAGCGGCCTTTCATCCAGAAGTTCAATTTGATGTAGAAATCCCCACCTATCGACCAGCTTTAGAACCTGCAGGTCTTAATTTTACCTATCTTGATTCCGAGATGGCTAAAATTTATAGGTTTTTGAAAAATCATCCAGAGAGACCTCAAGGTTTAACTCCCGAAAAAGCTAAACAACTTCTTCTTGTTGTATTAGAATCACTGCACAAAGATGAAGCTGAATTGTTTACTCGACTGATTCGTAAAAATTTGGGCGTTAAACATCTCAATTCTAAACTTGTTGAAGAGGCTTTTCCGGGTCTTCTATGAAAGTTGCTGTAGTAACTCCAACAATTGGTTTTGAATATTTAAATCAGTGTATACAATCCGTTCAAAATCAAACATATGATAATTTAGTGCATTATATTTTTTTGGATGGTGAAGAGAATTATCAAAAAATATATCCAGTTTTGTTTGAAAATTCTGGCAAAAGAGAAATTAAAACAATTCAAATAGAAGAAAATATTGGAAAAGGCTGGTATGGTCATCGTGCGTATGCTGCTTGTTCTTTTCTTGTAAATGCCGATGTAATTTGTTATCTTGATGAAGATAACTGGTTCGAGCCAAATCATGTTGAGTCTATTGTTGATAAATTGAATAATGGATTTGATTGGACATATTCATTTAGAAATATTCATGACAAGAATGGAGAATTTATTTGTGAAGACAATTGTGAATCACTTGGTAAATGGCCTGTGTATGTTAATCCATCGGTATATCATATTGATACCTCAACTTTTGGAGTTCGCCGTAACATTGCTACTTCTGTTGGTCATGCATGGTATGGCCAATGGGGTGCTGATAGGCAATTCTTTTCAACCTTAAAAAAATATTTTCCAAATTTTGAAGGCACTCGAAAGTATACTTCAAATTATCGATTAGATGGAAATCCAAAATCGGTAACCAAAGAATTTTTCTTTGAAGGGAATAAACTGATGTTAGAAGCTCACAACGGAGAATACCCTTGGAAGAAAAAACATTTTATAACTTTAGGACCTGGAATTACTTTAGTTGATTAAGGAGAATCATGCAATCTGGCGGCAAAAAAATAATTAAAACTCAAAAAACAAAATTTAAAAAAAATAAAGATTACGATCCTCAACAAAATGAGCGTCAAAAACATCATGATAAGTCCTATTACAGATTGTTAAAACAGGAGAGAGAACATGTCTTATAAATTCCATATCAAAAAAAGAATAGCTGAACTTCAAACGCAAATTGATAATAAGTATGGACAAGTAGAAGCTCTCCAAAAAGAATTACAACAATTGAAGGTCAAGGAATTTGAGGAAGACATGAAAGAAGAGGATGAGCGAGTGTTGCTAAAGGGATAGTGTTGCTTAAAAACAACACATAAGCTCTTGACAATGCTACCATTTTCTGTACAATGGTAGCATGCAAATTCTAAAAGAAACCACTGTCTGGAACACGGATTACTCCGTGCCGAATCACACTTACTTGCTCGATAATAAAAATCGGCTCATTGCGTATGCTGATGCCAAAACTGGTAAAATTCACATTAGCAAGTCTCAATCCATGGTTCTTGATAAGCGTTATCGCACATTCAAAGCCGTCAATCATCCGGGCCTGTCAAAATTAGTTAAAGCTGAAAAGACCGAAGGCGTTCGATTGTTCAAAGTCCAATCTGGCCAAAAAATCTACAATGTTGAAGTGTCAAGTTCAGTTTACACTTGCACCTGCACCGGGTTCAATTTTCGAGGCAAATGCAAGCACGGAGATGCTGTTGCTAAAAAACTACAGACGGAAGTTGCGTAAAAACAACACCTTGACAATTGCCGAAGTTACTGTATAATGGAAACATACTGAGAACGGAGAGATAAATTATGGCTTACATGTCGCAGGAAAAGAAAGCAAAAATTGCTACACTTGTTAAACCTATTTTGAAAAAATACGGTTTGAAGGGCTCGCTGTCGGTTCACAACCATTCAACGATTGTGCTCACGGTCAAGTCTGGCAAAATCGATTTTATTGGAAATTACCTTGCTGATGGTAAATGTAAGGATGCTGATTTTGTTCGGCGTTATGGCTCGCTTGATGTAAATCCTTATTGGTTTCACGATCATTTCACCGGTAAAGCCAAGGCGTTTTTGACGGAAGCTTTTCAAGCTCTCAAGGGCGCTGATTGGTATAACAATTCTGATCCGCAAATTGATTATTTTAATACCGCTTACTATGTTACTTTGAAAATTGGTAAGTGGACTAAACCCTATGTTTTGGAGTAAATGATGGAAAACAATGATAACTTTATCAGTGATTCAACCGTGATGATTGGTATTATTATCACTTTCGCAGTTACGCTTCTTTTGCTTTTTGCTGGAATTATTTAATGTGATTATTCACACCCATCAAAAATCTAAAAAGCGAAAGCCTAATGCCAAGCAGCGAGAACTTCAAGCTGCTTGGAATAAACTCTTAGAAAAACATGCACCCACAAAACCGGTGCGTATTGTAAAGCCTTTACCGGCTTCAAAACCATTTGTGCGTGAAATACCTAATTACCCAAGTCTTAGCACCAATTTGCCAATGACCTGTACAAAGCCGATTGAAGGTAAACGATACACCGGTGATAAAATGCTCGGCATTGGTACTTTACACAAATCAAATGCCGTGCCTATTTTTTCAGCTGAAGAAGCTAAAGATCAGGCAACAATGCGGCGGTGACCCTTGACAATTCAAAGGGCATTAGTTATACTGTATATTCTAACTTAAAGGAAATAAGCAATGTCTCGTGGTAAATCTACAAAACTTAAACCGTTTCAAAAGTTGTTGACAATTATGGTATCTGGTAACCCAGTGACCGTTCAAGAAATTGATGCGACTCTTGGAAAAGAAATCTATTTGTATCGGTTGTCTACTTACATTTGGCACATTAAAACCACCGCTAATGGTGTTGTCAAAGTAATTAAAGATGGTCGTAAAGTAACTGGTTATCAATTGGTCAATGTAAAAGAAGTCAAAGAATACATGAATCGTGCTGGTATCACCTCAAGTGGTTTTGTACCTGGTTCTGTAGAAAAGAAACCGTCAATTGCTAAACTTTCGGATCTTAAAGCTAAACCTGTAAAGAAAAAGAAAGCAAAGCCCGCAGTAACCCCTGCTGTGAAGCCAGTGGAACCGGTTGAGCCGGTTGCGGAAGAGATGGTGATCCTCGAAGTGACGGAAACCACTTCAGCGTGATAAATAAAATGGGGGAGCGGCGTGTGGCAACGCCTGCTCTTAAACAACAGCCAAAGACTGTCGGGATGACGGACAGAGTGCCCCGTATTTGGAGACTATTGTGAACCTCTTTTATTTATCGCCTGACCCCAAGATGTGTGCCGAAATGCATTTAGATAAACATGTTACCAAAATGATTATCGAATACGGCCAACTAATGTCTACGGCTCATCGGTTTCTTGACGGTAAACCATATACCGATAAAACGGCTAATGGCCGGTCAATTCAACGATGGCGTATGGAAGATCCAAAACTTGAAGAATCTTTGATGAAGGCTTCTCACATTAATCACCCTTCGGCTATTTGGACTCGGTCTAATCGTTCTAATTATATTTGGTTTCATCAAATGTGGTTTTACTTGTGTAAAGAATATACTTATCGTTATGAAAAAATTCATTCGGTTGAAACAAGGTTGTCGGATGTGTTATACTTACCACCAGTAAACATTTCATCTGGTGATTTTTATCCACCAACGCCCGCTATGCCCGATGAATGTAAAATACCAAACAATTCTCTCGCATCCTACCACAAATACTACATAGAGCGTAAGAACCATTTTGCAAAGTGGACTAAACGACAAGTACCATTGTGGTATGATGAAGGGATGAAACAATACAATGCCAACGTATAGATTTTTAAATACCGAAACAGGTGAAGAGTTTGAAGATTTTTTGACCAATTCACGGAAGATTGAATTGCTTGAAAAGAATTCGCATATACAGCAAATGCCTGTTATGTTTGCAATTACAAGTATGGTCGGAAGTTTTGATTCAAAGACCGATGATACATGGAAAGAAGTATTGTCAAAAGTTGCTGAGGCTCATCCAGACAGTGAAGTAGCCAAACGCCATGGTAAGAAGACGATTCACCAGGCTAAGGCTCATGACATATACACCAAATGGAAGAATACCTAACTTGCGTAATTTTGAATTTGTAAAACTAGACTCATTAAACTTCGATCTAAAAAGTGTAACAACTGAAGAAGGCAGAGTATATGAAACACCTTCGGGTGCTAAGTATCGCTCTGTCACTACGGTTCTTTCATCATACAACAAAAAGGCCATCTACAAATGGCGCCAAAGAGTTGGTGATGAGGAAGCCAATCGTGTTTCAAAATTAGCATCAGGCCGTGGAACAAGGCTCCATTCGGTTTGTGAAAAATATCTATTGAATGAAAACGTAAAGATGATGCCCGACACTCAAGAGTTATTTCTTCAGTTAAAACCACATATCGATCAAAACATTGGTAAGATTTATGGTATTGAACAATCGCTTTACAGTGACCGTTTAAAAATAGCAGGTCGTTGTGATTGTATTGCTGAATGGAACGGTGAACTTTCTATTGTTGACTATAAAACTTCAAGTAGAGAAAAAGATGAAGATGACATATTGAATTATTTTATGCAATGTACAGCCTATGCAGAAATGTTTGAAGAACGTACTGGAATGCCAATTAATCAAATTGTTATTGCTATGGCTGTCGTTGGAGAATCTGTTCCTCAGATATTTGTGAGAGAAAAGCATAAATATATTGGTGAACTGGTGAAGTATATTGCTGTATGAAGTTGAAGAAAAAATAAATCTAACAATGCTTACGGACACAAGTGGTACAATAATGAAGTTAAAAATTTTTATTTGAAAGAATCCGATCCCCTGATTAAACTTTTAATCAAGGGTCGCTTAATGGCAGTAAACTAAGATTGAGAAATCTGGACAAGAAGCCGGGGCAGTACCGGCCAGGTCCACCATTAGTTGATTTGCAGACCGTGCCACCTCTTGTGAAAAGAGAAGTACCGCAGGACGAAGTCAACTAATGATGGGCCTGAAATAGTATCGATTGACAGTAAAGTATCTTTCAAGGCTGCCCGACACAGAGAGTCGTAAAAAGTAAAACAAATAAATGCAAACGATGAACGTTTCATTTTAGCAGCCTAAACACTGCTTAGGGTTTTGGTGGATTTCCTCGTAACAGAATAATCCACCACTTTAACACACAAACACAGGAGAAACTTATGTCTAATATGACACCCTTTGAAATCCGTCTAGAATTGCTGAAGTTAGCAAAAGAACTTTTAGAACAGGATTATCATTCAAAACGTGAAGTGATTCACAACAATTGGCAAGTAGCAACAGAAAATGCTCGCACACAGGGAAAGGAACTTCCAAACCAACCGGAATATCCATCTTTTCCATCCGAAACTGAAATCATAAACAAGGCACAAATATTGAATGGCTTCGTTTCGCAAATTCCCACAGCAGTAGATAAACCGAATAAGAAGTAATCGGTTGCCATAGAGAGCCGCTTCGGCGGCTTTTAGAGAGGAGAAAAATGGCAAGTAAAAACCCAATTATCAAATTGGTGTTGTCATCTTTTATCATCATGTTATCTATGAACAATGTTAATACATATGCTGTGACGCCAATTAAGGCATCATTTGAGACACTGACACCAAAAGCTAAAAAACAAATATCATGTTTAGCTGAAAATATTTACTTTGAAGCTGCAAATGAACCTTATGAAGGTAAAATTGCTGTAGCCTTTGTTACATTGAATCGATTGATGACTGGCAACTATGCTGACACTATTTGTGGTGTTGTTACTCAAAAGATAAAGGGCACATGTCAATTTTCATGGTACTGTGACCAAAAAATTGTGAACCAGCGCTTGACAATTCGTAACACTCCGTTGTATAATGATATTCTGCATTTATCAACTTATGTTTATTTAAATTTACATCAATTGAAAGACGTTACTCATGGAGCAACATTCTATCATGCTGATTATGTAAACCCCGGATGGAAATTGAAGAAACAAACCAAAATAGGTAGGCATATTTTTTATAAGAGAAATGGAGATCAAATTGACCGAAGTGGGATTGTTATATAAAATTATTTTTGGAGTTTGTTATGGCTATTAAGTATACATTCGTTTGTAATGATGATTTTGCTCGTTCTAAAGTGACTATCGAAGTTGAAACCAATTCTTTAACAGAGCTCATTGCTATGTTTGAAGATTTTCTGAGAGCTTCTCGGTTTCAATTCGATGGTCACCTAGACCTTGTTGAAGAGAGTGCCGAAATGCCTAGTGATTCACATGATGTTTTTGGTCATATGGTGAATCAACACCTACAGGGTATCAATGGCACTTCAGAGAATTGTGAAGTTTGTGGTATCGCAAAAGATGTAATGAAAACACACAAATGTTGGGATGAAAAATGTCCCAAGAAAGAAAAGAATGCCAACTAAGGATGAGATGAAAAAGTTTGCGTTCACCATTGACAGTATGGTGGCCAATACTGATTACACATACCTTGAAGCAATTGTAGAATACTGTAAAACAACCGGTCTTGAAATTGAGGTTGCGGCTTCTTTAATTAATTCGGCACTTAAAACAAAGATAGAATCGCAAGCTATGGAAAGAAATTTATTGAAAACAAAAACAGCTAGATTACCCATATGATTACTGGCTATGAAGCCTTTGGTATTTTTCAGGCTCTCAAGTTACATTTTACAACCGACAATTATGATTTCTTTAAGTATCACGGCAAAAGTAAAATCTCCGTAGACTCTTTTGAAATTCGTAAAGACAAGTATCATTTCTATAAGTTATCTCGTAGGTTGCCAAATAAAGAGGAACTGATTCTCTTTATCGTGGCCAATCTGATACACAATGATAACTTATGGGTCGGTGATTTATTGACCGAGGAGTCTGAGACTATCTTTCGAGAGCGTCAAAAGGTTATACAAAGCCTATCTTACACTTTCGAAAATGATTGTCGCCGTATTCTCGATGGTGTAAGTGACCCCAATGAAATTTTGCAAAGTGATGGCGGCGACTATCCGATTCTTCTTCGCAAAACTTTACAGAAAGATATACAAATTGAAACTTTGTGTATACTTAATTTAATTCTTAATTTTTTTCCAATGTGGACAAAAAAAATAAAAGATACTATCCGATGGCCTACATACCGAAGAAAAGTGCTTAAGTTTGCCGCATTTTTAACCTATGATGATGTAAAATATAAGTCTCTATTAAAGAAGGTGATGGAAGAAAATGAAAACGTTATTTTTTAGGCAACATGCCTTGTTTCCAATCTTTCGGTGGGTTTTTAGTTAGAACTTGTGTATGTCCGTTATTGTACCACTTACAACCTTTTGTTGTTGGTCTTTGATTGATTCTACCTAATGTCCATTCGTTTCCTGGGTGAAACGAACAGAATTTATTATTTTTTCCATCATTATACCATTTACTTTTTTTATTTCTTTCGGATATTGTTTGTGATTGTAATGATTTGTTTTTTTCTGATTGTTTCTTACCGAAGGTGCCTTCACCACCTTCGGTCAAATTATAACCATTTTTAAAACTTTGAAATTCTTTTATGAAAAGTGGTTCCATCTCTTTTAGGGTGTGATCTTTTTCCTTTGATTGGTATATGACTTCCCACTTAAAATTATCCCAACCATATTTTTTAATAGCTAAATGTAATGCTGAGTGTTTGGCTTTATTTGATCTGAATTTATAAAAATGCGAAATCATTCTCTTCGGCCATTGTGAATCAAAGCCGATATATATTTTGTTGTTAATTTTATTTGTTACTTTGTAGATGGAATAAATATTCATGCTGACATTCCTTACTAATGTTAGAGTGAGTGCGGATGGCAGTCCGGCGACTCACACTTATTTATAGGAATTTAATTGTGGCACAAAAAACGCTGTATTTAGACCTTGATGGCGTTCTTGCCGATTTCACTAAACGTTATATTGAATTATATGACGAACATCCGGATGAAACAAGAGGCCGTAAAAATTTCAGTAAAAACTGGGCACACTTTATTGAGGACAGAAATTTTGCTACACTTGATAAATTTCCAGGTTGCGATACACTTCTTTATTATATTTCTGAGCTCGAAAAAAATCATGGTATCAATGTTCAAATTTTATCATCTTCTGGTGGTGAACAATTTCATCACATGGTTGAAGCTCAGAAAAAACTTTGGTTGATTTCAAATGGCCTTTTTTACAAAAGGAACATTGTGTCGAGTCGAAAATTAAAAAAGAATTATGCAACACCACATTCGATTTTAATTGATGATACCGAAGATGTAATTGCCGATTTCAATGAAGCGGGTGGAATCGGTATTCTTCATAAAAATGTGGCAGACACCATTAAAACGTTGGATGTCATTTTTAAAAAGCACTAAATATAATTATGCTCCGGTCAGCACTGTGGGAAGCGCAGATAGACAATACTAGAACAAGGTTCGAATCCAAACTGGAGCACCCCCATTATGTTTTTGTGGATAACCCGTTTACATACCGTTAATACTCCGTTTATACGAAAGGAAATATATGAGTTCATTTGCTAACCTCAAACGTAACAAGAGTTCGTTTGAAAAACTTACTAAAGCTATTGAAGCTGTCAACCAACCGGCCGATGCTGGTTCAAAAGAAGATACTCGCTTTTGGCAACCACAAGTAGATAAGTCCGGCAACGGCATGGCAATCGTTCGTTTTTTGCCAGCACCAGCTGTCGATGGTGATGATGCTCTTCCGTGGGTTCGTCTTTTTTCACACGGTTTTCAAGGTCCCGGCGGTTGGTTAATTGATAACTGCTTGACCACACTGAATCAAAAGTGTCCGGTCTGTGAACATAACAATATGCTTTGGAACTCTGGTGTTGAGGCCAATAAAGAGGTTGTTCGTAAGCAGAAACGTAAACTTAATTATATTGCAAACGTTCTAATTGTTTCGGATCCCAAGAATCCCGAGAATGAAGGCCAAGTTAAGTTGTTTAAATTTGGCAAGAAAATCTTCGACAAAATCAGCGAGGCTATGAATCCTGAATTTGAAGATGAGACACCTGTAAACCCATTTGATTTTTGGGAAGGTTCTAATTTCAAGCTTAAGATTCGGAATGTTGAAGGCTATCGCAATTATGATAAGTCCGAGTTTGATTCACCCGAGCCTCTTTTTGGTGGCAACGATGAAAAACTTGAAGCGATTTGGAAGAAAGAACACTCTCTTCAAGAGTTTCTAGATCCAAAACATTTCAAGGCACATGAAGTATTGAAGGCTCGCCTTGAAAAAGTTCTTGGTTTTGAAGGTGCGCCAATTCGTTCTAAAGCTGAAGAAATGATAGCAAAAATTGATGAAGACGTTGATATTTCGACCAACGGCGATGAAGATGATTTAGATTACTTTAAAAATCTAGCAGAAGATCGCTAAAACAAACCCGCTTCGGCGGGTTTTTATATGGTTACAGTTCTTCCCACAAGTAACTTCATAAATTCAGTATCTACTACACTGGAGGCGGCCAACATACCGCCTCCGCCACCTGCTTGTATTTGTGGTGCCTGAACATTTACAGCAGGAGGTGAAACAATAATTGGTGCGTTTCCAATTTGCAAACGAGCTTGAGCTATTTCAATAGTTGCTGCATTGAGTTTACCAGCCTCGGACTTTATAATAGTTTTCATTGTATCTGGCAAAGGCACTGGTGCTGCAGCTAAAGTTGATACAGTTCCTGGTGCTGCAGCTAAAGTTGATACAGTTCCTGGTGCTGCAGCTAAAGTTGATACAGTTCCTGGTGCTGCAGCTAAAGTTGATACAGTTCCTGGTGCTGCAGCTAAAGTTG